TAAGGAAACGCAGCGCATTCTTCAATGACTTCTTCTGCAAATTTCTGCTCAGGTGCATATATCATACCAGATTCAAATAAAGGTGCAACAGCATTCACACGTGCGTGCTTGTCATTGCCTTTTGATGGTGTGAAGTTGACAACCGGTATATCCATCTTCCTTAACTCGTATGTAAGTGGTAGACCTGATGCTTTTGCCTCTACAATCACCGATTCTGGCTGCCAGTATTTATATTGCTCTAATGCTAGTCTCCGTAGTTCTGGAAACTCATACCGCCCTTTGATTGCATCTAACAATATTAAACAGGCTCCACTATCTTCACTAGGATAAAAAATACCCCATGTGGTGATAGCTGAGTAGTCTGCTGTTTCTTTTTTCAAAAAAGCTGTATCGTAAGATTGTATAACGTGATGTAGCTGTGGTATTTCCTCATCAGTATATTTCATCCACCATTCACGTTTTAATATTGCCCCTTCCTCACTGGTTGGTTGCTGCATCCATTGTGCATTCCATTTAGTAACAGGCAGTGTTGCTTTTACTTTCTCTAACTCATCTTGTTTCCAATACTCTGGCCATACTGGTCCGTGGTCCAAGAGCGCTGGAAATTCGACCACGTGCCACTGATCTGCTTTTGACTCCGTTTGATTTTTGATTAACATACCTGTTAAATCTTTTGTAGACCATCTAGTCATAACTAAAACTATTTTACCACCAGGTTGTAAACGTTGACGAGGACCTGATGTATACCATTCGTATGCTCCCTCAAGAGCTGTCTTGGACATTGCATCTTGTTCCGAGTGCGGATCATCTATGATTAATAAATCAGCACCACGTCCTGTGATTGCTCCACCGACACCAGCTGCGAAGTATTCACCACCTTGTTGTGTTTCCCAACGTCCTGCTGCTTTACTATCTTCTTGTAATCTTGTTTTAAAAATTTTTGTATAATCTTCTGAGTCTATAAGGTTCTTGGCTTTACGACCAAAACGAATTGCTAGTTCTCCTGTGTGCGTTGCTTGAATGATCTTTAATTTTGGCTCACGGCCCACCATCCATGCTGGTAGCAAATAAGATGCAAATTCTGATTTAGTATGTCTTGGTGGCATGTTTACAATTAAACGATTAATTTCACCTGTAGCTAATTTATTAAATTTATCTGCAATGTGTCTGTGGTGGGACCCCTCTATAAAATCGGGCCACATACATTTAACAAAAGAAAGAAAGTCATCTTTGGCTTTATTCTGTATCTTTTTTTCTGCATGCATCACCTGCAATTTTTTAAAAGTTTTTCTAACGTCTGCAGGTAGTTTACTTATGTCTATATTATTCAAATCCATAAAAATTTTTGAAAAATTTTTTTTCGCACCTTAAAGTGTTAAATATGTTTTTACCAGGTATAACTCTGTAAATCAAGCAATACAACCTAGAGTAGTGGGACCCCTTTGTATTAAAAGGGGGGATAGGGTCTAATTTATTTTATATATTTGGGATTAGTTTGGGACCCCTCGGTATTGTACGAAGACGGCCAATAGCTGGCGGTGTGACGTACAACCCAGGGCTGTACTTGTTTGAGTTTATTACGTCGGTTACAAGTAAACGGACGCTATATCCTATATAGTCCTTGACAGGTTATTTGTCAAGTGTTAAAAACAAATCAGAAAGGAAAAATAAATATGACTAAAGCAATGATGCAAAAGTGGCAGCGTGATTGGTTCACAAAAGAACTGGACCGGGATTATGATCCTTTAATTCAAGCTGCACAATTAAAGATAAGATCGCTTGAAGCAGAGGCGGTTGAGATAGCTGAAAAAAATCTAGCAGATGAAATAGGGGCAACGCCCATTATTGAAGAGTTAGAGAAAGCTATTGAAAACGTAAAACAAAAAATGAGTAAGGCGGCCAGGTTCTTTAGGACCTCCAAAGTAGCCAAGAAAAAAGATGTTAATTATAAATTTCAAGAAAAGGAATTTAATTTATCTGGCTATGGTTCCAATAGAATAATGCCGGAGGATTGCTGGGAACAAATAAGAGACTGGGCCGGGGATCTTGCAAGAAAGCAAATAGAAAAAACCCCGGAAGGTAAGGCGTTAAAGATACTGGAAGATAATAAAAGAGTGTCTTTAAAAGATATCATGGAAGCAGGAAGCCCGGATAGTTTAAGAGCTAAACTACAAAACAATCTTAAAAAAGATGGGTTGTCATGGATTAAAGATCAAAAAGCTTTACCACCTACAGGTGAAACTATTAATTAATAATTTGACAAGGGCTATCCTATAATATAGGATAGTCCTAGAAAGGATATTATGACACTAGATGAATTTGTAAAAAGATCAGATGAAGTAGAAGCAAAAACAGACTTCATCGTTTCGTGGTTCGCGAAGAAATATAACAAGACAATTTTTAGAGTTGGCAACATGAACCAGGAGGGTTGCAGAACTTGGGAAGTAAATGGAAAAAAATATATGTGTTTTTGGGACACAGTTTTAGAAAGATACACAACTTGTATTGATCCAATAATAAGTTGGAAGAAAGCGAGGAACTAATGCCAATGGATTTATTATTAATAATTAGTGGCGCAATAGTTTGTTATTTTATTCTTTGCGTGTGGAGCGAGAATAAGTGATCCCTGGTCTATTGGCAGATGATAATCTGTTAAGCCCTGGTGCACCGGTAAATAATTACTGTCGGGCTTCAATCCAATGGACCTGGGATCAGTGACTTTTAAAAATAGGCCTCGGTCACTGGTCACAAGCTTGTCGCTTCGGGCCCGTACGGCCTCACCAGGCGGCAAGCAACAAGCGGCAAGCGTCAAGCTTGACTAATTATGAATAAAGGATATTATAGGATTTATGAAAACAAAAATAGCATTTGAAATTATAGGCGGCAGCCTTAGCAAACCTTCTAAGATGCCGGGATGGTCAATTGGTTTACCTGCGAAGGAATGCAAAACAGGCGCAAAGCTCCGGAAGGTTCCGGGCTCAGTGTGCTTTGACTGTTACGCTCTAAAAGGTTGTTATGTTTTTAAAGTTGTACAAGATGCACAGTACCGGAGACTGAAGGCAATTAAAAATCCCTTATGGACCTGGGCCATGGTTACAATAATTAATTCTAAAAAGCCTGATGTCTTTAGATGGCACGATAGCGGAGACGTCCAGGACCTGGATCACCTAAACAAAATTTATGAAGTCTGCAGGTTAACGCCTTCAAAGCGTCACTGGCTCCCGACGCGTGAAGCATGGATTAAAGACCACCTGCAAGCTAAGCCAGACAATTTAGTCATACGGTTCAGCGCTCCGATGGTAAACCAGCGGGCGCCTGAGTCGTGGCCTAATAGTTCAGAGGTAGTGGACCAGGGCGCAACCTGTCCTGCTGCAAAGCAAGACAATGAGTGCAGGGACTGCCGGGCTTGCTGGGATCCAAAAATCAAAGTTATAAAATACGGCAAACACTAAATGTATCAATCACCTTTATTTTGGAAAGAAATGGCAAAGATCCGAAAGGAATTTAAAAAGCGTCAAGCTGAAATCGACAAGCGTCAAGCAGCAAGCGTCAAGCCCCAAGCTTCTGAAGATACGAGCAACAAGCCTCAAGCCCCAAGCAGCAAGCCTCAAGCTTCAAGCCGCAAGCATCAAGATCCTTGATCATTGAACCTGGAAAAAGTTTTATGGTACCCGGACCGAGGGCCTCGACCAAGATAAATGTATTGTGTGGATGCTTAATGTGGAAAGCAATTTGATGAGGTGACAAACGAACTTTGTTACTTCTCGTAACTTTTAGTTCTAGTGTGAAAAAGTGGCCAGAATTATTACAGCCCAATAGATCAGGAGTGCCTGATAGACTAAGGTTTTCAAGTCTAATCCAACTAATCTGGCTGCATTTCTTTTTAAGTTTTTGATATAATTTACGCTCTGGTCCCATGCATATTTCAAGGTTACTCCTGTGTTTAAAAGTTAATAATCTTTTATGTAACCAGGAGGCAATATAAGTTTTTCCTCTCGCTGTGGCTTCAAGACTACTCGTATCGATGTGTCCTTTGGATTATTACTCTCATGGACTTCAATACGTTTTATCTCTTCAAGGAAACCACCCTTTGTTGCAATATATATTCTGGCATTGCTTACAGCATTACCACGTCTTCCATTATGTCCTTCTGTAAACTTGTCTAAATATTCTTGCAGGTGCTTAACAAACATTACTTACCTGCTTTACGTAATTGACTTGATAAATCTTCTATCACAGCTTTGTATCCATGCAATAAGTTTTTAGTTTTTTCATACTCAGATGCCATGTCTTTCCACATTTTCATTTCAATACGCAGCTGACCATTCAACTGGCGATGGCCTTCATTGATATCTTCTAACTCTTTCACTCTTGCTTTTAATGTTTCTATCTGTCTATCCAAATCAAACTCTCCTCTGCTATCTTTCATATATTGACTTTATAACTATGTTACCTTAAATTGTCAACTATGGGTTTACCAAAAAGACTTACAGAGATGCAAATGAGGTTTGCGGAATACTATGTATTCGGCGATGAAAACGGACCAATGACCAAGACAGAAGCTGCTACGAAAGCAGGGTACAGTCCAAAGAGAGCTAGACAGGAAGGATCAGAACTATCAAACCCAAAATTATCTCCACTTGTGGTAAAATACATGGGAGAACTGAGAGAAGAAAGACTTAAAAAACATGAAGTGACTTATGAAGGTCACGTTGCAGAACTTGCGAGACTCAGAGAAGCAGCGTTGAAGAAAGGGTCTTTCTCTTCTGCTGTAAATGCTGAAGCCAATAGAGGCAAGGCAGCAGGATTATACATAGACAGAAAAATAATAAAAACTGGGAAACTAGAAGACATGTCAGAACAAGAACTAGAAGCAAAGATGAAACAAATTTTAGACGACTACGGGTCTCTGATAAATGTAACTCCATCTACAACTTCTGAATCTTCTTTACCCAAGCCCGAGGAATCATCGTCCGATCCCCAAAAGTAATACCATCTTCATCTTTATCGTAAGACGCAAATAATTTTATCGACTTTCTATCTTTAGAATATAACCAACCTTCATTAACAGGCTTTGCTAATTTCATTTTATCAAACTCTTTGTCGGTAGCCCAGCCAGAGTCACTGACACAATCGATCCACTCCACTCTGACTTTCGGATAAGGTATATCCGGAGTTGCTGCTGTGATGATAGCTTTTCTTCTTTTCCTAGGCATACCCTCTTATATCAGTTTTGTATAAGGGATCTAGAAAGTTTTAAGTTAGTGAGACAAAAACAAAACGTTTCGCGGAAGGCCTTTCTACATAGTGACAAAATAATTTGTCTACCTAAACATGATTTGTCACCTAATTTGTCTACCCTAAACTCATATAAATCAACACTTCTAGACCAAAACGACAAAAAGACACTTTTTACTTGCTACTTTTTTTCTAAAAATTTTTTAAACTTTTTAGATCTCTTATAGTAAGTCCTTGGCCTTTTTTTCGCCATAATGTCGCCTTAAAGCTGCCAATCTATCCTCAGCGCTTGAAATTTTTTGTAACATTTTGTCAACTTCACCTATTATATCCGTATGCTCCGGTATAATTAAGTTGTGGTCGTTGATACAATTTATTCTATACAATGCATCTTCTATTTCTGCATCATATCGCTTCATTAAAGCTTTAAACATTTTATCGTTCATATTTTCTCCTTAATAAAAGCTGCATATGCTGCATACGCAGCTTTTTATTTTTTAGTTTAAAGTTACGTTCTCCCCATTGTCTTCGTATCTCTTTTCCCTTACAAATTGAATAAGGTCCATTCTCTTCGATTTGTTGATCAAACCACTGTTATACACATTGTCGAATTGATTAATAAAATCTTGAGCTGAGGTAGCCATAGCAACTTTTCCTGCTTTTGTTCTTAAAGCAGTAACTAACCTTTTAAAGTCATACTTAGGATGTTTGTTCATCATCATGTATGCTCTTATAATTGGTCGTTTTATTCTACCATCTGAATTAATCATATCGTTTATTCTTTTAATCTCTAAAAGAGTTTTATCAAAACTTTTCAAAGATTCGCTTGATATGCTTAAATCACCATTCTTGAAAGAGTCCGTCATTTCTTTCGTAGTGCCGGCTTTTCCAAAGAATAATGCAATAGTTTCTATTACTGGAGTACCATACTGATCCATTTTACTCTTAAATAACTTATAATCAGCTTTGTTTCTTACACAGTGAAAGTTTAGATAATCTTTAAAACCCCAGTTTTTTCTACCAGAATTAATTAAAGCCATATCTAAAGCATCTTTAGACTCTGTGACTATGTAATAAACCTCAAGTCCCAACTCTTTCCTAGCTTCAAAGGTGTGATGGCCTTCTCTTATATCTCCATCTTCTGTTACAAAGATAGGTAGTTTTAAATCTTTAGCAGCTATTGACTTTTTTATTGTCATAACATGCGAAGGATTTATTTTTCTATTACCTTTGGTTTTTTTAAACCAACGATAATTTTTAGTTTGGAATATAACTCCAAACTTTTTTGCTTTTTTATTGTCAGACATTTCTGTCTCCTTTCAATTGCATCGCGCTTTGTACACGTGTCGATGTTTTACGTGATTCATTTTTACTTAACGAATTCTTCTGCAGCCATTTTAACATTTGCTTTCTCCTTTTCATCATGCTGTAATTCATAATACATATCTAATCGTTTTAAAAATTTATGTTTCCATTGTCTTAATTCTGCCCCACTTACTTTAAACTCTTGGTAATATAAATCTGGAGTGCAAATCATTATAACTCCTTGTTTTATAACACTATTATGGACATAGTCATGGGCCATGGCATATGCTGCAATCTGCATAAAGTAGTCTTCTATCCAGTCTTCTCTCTTAGGCCTGTTAGCTTGTTTAAAGTCTACAATAGACTCCATACCATTGTGCATGCAAACCAGGTCAGTAGACCCAGCGTATAGCCCAGGATAATACAACGTGACTTCCGAGCCATAAATTTCTTCGACCGGTGTAAGACCCACGTCAATAATTTTTTCGGCCATGGCTTTCGCCTTCTGTCCGAGTTCTGTAAGATCATCGTAGCCAGTTCCTTGTACATAGTGCTCGAGGAATTTGTGCATGGAAGTCCCCCGCTTACTAGATAAATTTTTGATTCTGTCTGCTTCTGCTTCTCCAACTTTGGCCTTCCATTCTTTTAAGAATTGTTGATTTTTGGTAGCGCCTAATATCGTAGTTACCGACGGAAGTCTAGAACCATTTACATCATAGGTCCGTGTTCCATGTTCCTCGTGCCGTGTACCAGTGACATAGTCATACTTACCACTCCACTTGATGGGTTTACCTATACTATGAAATTCATTTAAATCTTTATCTTCCATCATAGAAACCTATTAATACAATAATAAACTATTAACGCAGCTATCATTAGACAAACCATATTATAACCAAACATACCTAATCCAAATGCAGCACTCATTTACCCATGCTCCTTTTCCATTTATTATAACCCTTAGACCAACTTTCTCCCTTTTCTTTTAATATTCTACCATAGTTAGGCCAACCAAAATCATCGTGTGATTCGTCCTCGTACCTCCAACGTATGACACCGGTTGATGGGTTACGTTCAAATATTTTACGTCTCATAGTTTATTTTTTAACTCCTTTAAATATTCTTTATTCTCTTCTTCTTGAGATTTTTCTTTTACAAGGGAGCCCTTTTTAATCTGATTTAAGGGAGCTGAGTCGTGTACGTTTCCGGACACAGACACTCTAACACAGTCAGACTGGAAAGGACTCACCCAGTGTTTTAACCACGCAGGAAAGATAAACATATCTCCTTCTTTAGGAAAATATGATTGATAACTTACACAGTCTCTAGGGCCCTCACCCCACATAAACTGTATGCCTCCTGGTCCACATGATCTACCCTTATATTCTGAATTTTCTTTCTTTAATTTTTCGGGGATGGATAAGTATACAACAAAGGATAACTTACCATCATGATCGTGTGGTGGGTTAAATTCATTCTGTCTTTGAAAATTACACCATAAAGCAGTTAGTGCATATTGTGGTTTACTATCGTATTTTTTATTTTGATATCGTTGAAAGCATTGATCATAAATACCAAGATACGGTGACAAGTACGGTATAATTTTATCTCTAGACTTATCATTATATCCAGTCTCTTTTTTAATTTGACCTGCTAGTTTACCTCTAAAATCTTCTTCATTTTTCTTAGCTTCATCAATTAATATTTTTTTAAAGTCATCTAATATTTTTACTTTTATTAAACAAGGTCCCCAGTTGTATGTAGATACTTCTACTTTTATTTTTTCATCTTTCATTTTGATCTCTCCTTATAATATTTATAAAAATCTTTATCTTGAAAATATTCATTTATAATTCCTGCTGGCACTTGATCAGTTACAATACACCAATAAATATCTTCATAATCTTCTTTTTTTATCTTCATTCTTCACTCATCCTTTCTTTGTATTCTCTCAAGTTTACAACTTTATCATTCATTATTACGTTATCTAAACGTGCGTAATGATCTACAACTTTTTGTATCTTATGTAATTTTGTATGTGCGTACGGCCATAACATGCAGCATACATAGTATGCATCACGAAATGTGCAGCGCCATTTATATTGTTTTAAATAAGGTGTACCATCTTTACGTAAACCTTTTCTTGGTTTGTGATTGAAGGTTCCGCAGCCTAAAACTTCGTGGACCCATAACAATACTGATTTATCTGTCATAGTTATTTCCATACTAATGCGCCAGCAATATGTTTTTCGGTAACCTGGTCCCTTGTGTTTCTTCTTCTTTTCAATTCTTTTAACATAATAAATACTACCCTCTCCATCAAATAAACCCGCAATGTACGCTGCATCAGTTTCTTTCATGTGTAATTATCCATCTTAATGTTGAAGTTGCTGGATTAAAACCATCAAAGTCCAATCTACTAGTGCAACTTGTTAGAAGGACCATCGTCAATAAGATTATCATCAACTGTCTCATAAAATTCTCCCTCCGAATCACAATCCCAGCATTGATGTACTTCACTATTATCTCTAAAGTCCACTCCGGGATCACCACTGATTTTTGCAACTCTGACATACCCATTACCGTGGCATGTGTCACAAATAGTTATTTTTATTCTACCCTTTTTTAATTTTCCCATTTAATTTTTTTGCTTTCTCGTTTGCTATTGATTCAATTGTTTTAGATATGGATAGTTTAGCGTCGGGCAATAATACCTTTGATAACGACTCCAATATCTTATATGTTTCTTTTGTTAGTGAAACATTTTTGTATTTACTCATGTCTGTCATAAGTGTTTCCTTTCATATTAATAACTCATTTATAGATGATAATGTAGGATTGTCAATGAAATTTTTGTTAAGTTTAATAATTTGTTCGCAAGTACACACCACGTGTATGCCCGCCTATCAATGGCCTGAAACATTTAATTCATCTTATGATTGTATGATGTTTGGTTATGAAGAATCTATGACTAAAATGAAAGAGATTGGTAGAACTGAAGCTAACAAACACGGTATCTATATTAGATTTGTATGCACTCCAGAGGAGACAGTTTGACAATATGGCAAAATTGTGTTAATGGGAGATTATCTTCTCACCATTACCTACTCCACTTTCCCTCTTAGGAGTAGGTGTTTCTTGATCCCACATCCAAAAAAGTAAAACTGCAGGCAGCAGTAATAAACTACTTACAAATACAGCCAAAAAAATATCCACTATTATCATTCATTACATGCCTGTTAAGACTATCAACAAAAGTTGTTAGTTTTGATCTTAGTATGTCGCATAAGTCGAGGCAATCTACTTTTTCCGATAATGATATATGTTCCATCATCTGCTCTGTTAACGGCACTAACTGATACAATCCGTCGTTTAATATTATGAGGTCCATTTGCAAACTCCTTGTCTATTTCACTCTGGTTTGCCATAAGATTTAGTTCCCCACTTTAAAACATTTTTTAAACCAGGTGCACTTATATGTAAGTCAACACCGTAGGGTTTCCATGCTCTCTTTACAAGATGTAACTCAAGTAATAAATTAGACCATTGTTTTTGTGTAATACCTTTTGGTTTGAGTGTTATAACTTTTTCTTTCATATCCTTAATATAGGATAGTGTTGGATAATGTCAACTACTTTCTTCTAAATTTACCCATTCTTTTTTCGTGTTTGTTGGGACTTTTTTTGTGCCTGCCTGGTCTTTTTTTAGGCTTCTCTCTTGGGGCTGTTACTAAACCAAACTTAGCTTTCTTTGCCATCGTTAAAGTATCCGTCAACTACAGATTGTAGTGTTGTTTTTTCTAATCTTGGTATGTAACTTATACAACCATTCACATGTTGTTCTAGATCCGCACCACATGTAATACATCTAAAGTATTGTCTAGTTAGGCCTACCAACATTGTGGGTTCTTCACATGTTGGACAGATACCATTAACTATCTCCGTATGAAATCTTATTGTTTTTTCTGTCATAATGTTTTTTATTCTTTACCACTTTTTGTTTGAAATGTCTAAGCTGCTTTGCTACTGGATTTCTTTTTTTGTTGGGCTTGTTCATTTTAGGTGGAGTTTTTTGATACTTTTTTCACCCATGTAGATTTCTGTTTCTGCTTCGCTACGTATGCATTTGTAAGATATGTTTGGATTAAAGTCACGTTCTGCTACACGACGTGCACGTAAACATTCTGCCATTGATTGTTGTATTCTGTGTTCCTTGATCTCTCCATCCCAAAACATCAGCAGGGCTACTACAGTCTCTATCATTGTCCGTTACCGTTTTTATAATGTATTTCTCTATTTGCGTCTTTTAATTTTTCAATGTCTTCTAAAACTTTGTCCATTTGTTTACGTAAAAATTCAATGTTAACTTTGTTTAATGCCATAGATTCTATATGTTTGTTTAGCTTATCAGTCGACTTATAAAGATCCTCGATCATCATGAATTGTTCCGAATCGGCGGGAAGTGATCCTAGTTGTCCACGAGGCCACTTAATTCTAAACTCTGTGTTTTCTTCTAAATCTTTTTCCATTAATTGAAGTCTAGTGTCTGCAACATTTAATCTTTCTACAATCTGAAAGTAGCCCATGGTGCCGAGGGCGACGATAATTATGAGACTAGCAACCGTCTTCATCGGCATTTGCACTGCCGCTTCTTCAGATATATTTAATGGTTTCTTACTCATGTTTTGGTTTTGGTTTTGGTAGTATATACCCTTCTGGTGGTATTTTCAATGTGCTGTTATTATTATCCAAAGTCTTAGATTCAGGATTTTCCTTAATATAATCTTCTTTTAATTCATCCCAAAGGCTGCCTGTGGGCATAGTTTCTACTTCATCAACCTGAGGTACAACACCTCTACATTTTGATACTAACAATGCAAAGTTTTCATTTTGTGCAAGACTTGGATTTCTATTTACTTTGTTACACATCTTCATAAGTTCTAATTGTTGTTTGATGGCTGCATTTTCTTTTGATGTTTTACAGTCTGTGCCTAAATATTTTCTAAAGGTTAATCTTAATTCTTGAGAGTTACTTTCGTTCCAACTACGATCATAATTATCATACTCGTAATCACGATTAGATACAGATACATCTATCTCACCACATCTAGTATTACCGTCGTTAAGATATTCGTTTCTAGGATATGCTGGCTCCATAAACAAAGCCATGAAGCATAGTAGTGCTATAAGTATTGCTGTAAATCTGTAATCCATCCTGGCAATCTCCATAGTTCATCCTAATAGTTTATTTCTCTATTTAAATCCTTTATGTCGTATTCCATCTGTCTAACTTTATCAGCTAAAACTTCATATAAATTTTCTGCCATCTCCCATGTTCCTTCAGCTCTTTCTAATTTTGCAATGACGGTGTTAACATTATCAGTTAATACTTTCATGTCTCTTTGAATATTTTCTAACTCCATTGTTTTTAATTCATGGATTTCTGCTTGATTGGCGTTGATAGTATCTGTTAGATTAACAATGTATTTGACACCAGTAAATGTTCCGACTAGCACTGAGGCTACTACTGGTACCATGACTATATTTTTTTTTAATAAATCAGCTAGATTCATTTTTCTTTTCCTCTATTTCGTAGAAGAAATTGTCAGTGTCTTCAGTTCTCCACTGCTGCGTGTCCTCTACGTTCCAATAATTTGTTTGTACTTTCCAGTCAGGAGTTTGGTCCTTAACTGTGAAAGATGGTATGTCCCAAATCAATCTATTGTTGGGCTGGGCAGCATAGTTACCGTCGTTTAACGCTAACACATGAGCGCACTTATGTTCGTGCGGGATCTCAGAATGATCAGTGTCTAGTATATTAGGCTCTGGGTGTGCAAAGTCAACTGTAAATAAATATTTACCCCAATGCCATTTTTTATCTTTACCTATATATTTGCCAGACTGTGCTTCTAAAATATCCCAACTAGTAATAGCAGGATAATAACTAAAAGAATTCCAAAGCTGTAATTCATCAAGTCTTCTGATTGGTACGTCTTCGACTTTGAAACCACGTTGAATAAACGCGCTAATTGGCAGGCGATAAAAGACTGCGCCGTTTTCCATGATCGCATGAAATAAGAGCGCCCTACCTGTAATGCAGGTAACACCGAAGATAATACAGTCTTCAACTTCGCCTTTATGTTGTTTAAGGTCATATAAAAACTCCCTTCTTATTTGAGCGTATTCTACAGGAATATTTGCATTTAAGTAAGCCATAATTTAACCTCATTTTATTGTACCCCAATTAGGTCCAGATTCATAGTCTACCTTATTTGGTACCTCTAAGTCTACCGCTGATTCCATTATTTCTTTTATCTTATCAGCATTATTATTTACAGATATATCAAGTTCATCATGCACTTGTATATGTGGTGTGATGCCTTCTTTGTATAGTTCTATCATAGCTCTCTTTGTCATGTCAGCTGCTGATCCTTGTATTAATCTATTCAAAGCTTTGTATGTGTATGCTCTTTTAATCCCTGGTCCGTGTTCCGCTAGCGCTGCATCGTGAGCCAGTGGTTTGTGTATACCAAACTGATTTGGTTCCCATAAATGAAACCTACATACCCTACCAAGGAGAGTTCTTATTCTACCTCTATCTTGCGCACGGCTCATGACATTGTCCATTAGTTGTTTTACAAATGGTACACGTGAGTGATATTGTTTAAATAAACTCTCAGCTTTCTCTTTGTTAATACCTAGTTCAGCTTGTAATTTATTTTTACCCATACCATAAAACAGACCAAGATTTATAGTCTTGGCCTGCTCTCTTGGTATCTCTGCCATTTCAGCAACGATCTGGTGAAAGTCCACATCAGTATCCTGATATGCATCCAATACGTCGCCCACTCCATAGAGATTCTGTAATGCTGCGTAGTGTACAACAAGTCTTGGTTCTTGTTGACTGTAATCAAACACACCCCACTTACAACCTTCTTCAGGTATAAATAATGATCTGATTAGTGGTCCAAGTTCTTTGTTTCGTGCAGGTATCTGTTGTAGGTTCGGGTTACTATAACTAAACCTACCGGTTACTGTACCACCACTATCTGATCTAAGTTGATTTATTTCTGCATGTATTCGTCCTTTATGTTGATGTTTTAATATGGTATCTATAAATGTAGTATGAGCTTTATTTATTTCACGAGCTCTAGCAATTAATTTAACCATTGGATGTCGATGGTTTTGTAAAAAGTTTTTAGTAAAAGATGGAGAATTTGTTTTTTCAGTTCGGTCAAAAGGTAGGCGAAGTTTTTCAAAGACTTGCGCAATCGATCGAGCAGCCCATATTTGGGTATCTACTCCTGTTTCTGTTTTTACTTTTTGCAGGCATTCTTTTTCTTCTGTTAGTAGTTTGTGTTTTAGTTGACTCGCTGCTTCAACGTCTACTCGTACACCTAAGAATCGCATATCAACGAGGCAAGGAAAAAGTTCAGTCTCTAATTTAAATATATCTTCTATGTCTTGAGAATATATTTCTTTTTTCATCTCCTCCCATAATTCTAAAGTCATCTCTGCATCTCGCTCTGCATACTCACCTACATACATAGCAGGTAATTTATACATTTCAGACTTAGCATCTACACCCCAAAGATCTGCTGTTTCTTTCAATACAGCCTCGTTTTTGCCTCTTCCAAGGTAATCCCTACCCATGGAGCCTAAATCGTATCTAAAGCGATTCTCGTCCACGAGAGAGCCAGCAATCATGGTATCTACTATAAGACCATTAATTTTAAGTCCTGCAGCTCTAATAAAACATACATCATACATGGCATTGTGAAAAATTTTAGTGCACGGTAAATTTAGAATCGTTCTAAAGTAATCCATGACTATTTTCTTATCCATATTACCACCGCCTTCGTGTGCTATTGGATAATATCCAGACCAATCTTTTACAGCTAATGCAATTCCCACTATCTCTGCCTTACCTGTAATAGATCCAGATCCCATCGCTTTTAACTCTGGGTCTTTTGTTTCTAAGTCTATAGATATTTCATCATACTTAGATAGGTCCGGGAAAGACTCTGGTGGCAGCCACTCTGTTTGAGGACTGAACATAGGTTTTTGTATCATTTAATATCTTTCATTTTTTTAATTTCTAATTCACAATAATGAATGATCTTTTCTAAGTCTTTTATACCATCTTTCATTTTATATCTACACGCGTATTTCACAACGCAGCCTTGGAAGAATGTGAGGTCATTCTTTGAGATAAACTCAAAAGGTTGTATGTTAAAATTTTTGTAATGTTTAGGTCCTCTTTGTTGTGGGAATATTTTATCCCAGTCGTCTGGATGTGTCATATATTATATCCTTTATATTCTTGTTTTGGTGATATGATATGTAGATGTTCCTTGGTCCTTGTTGCACCAACATAGAACAATCTATTCTCATCATCGGGGTTTTTTTCGTATGCTTTCATTGTGTTCTCACTAAGATCAGTTAACAACACAACATTTTGTGATTCACCACCTTTTGCACCATGTATGGTTGACAAAGTTATTCGTGGCTCTTCGTTTAGTTTCTCTCCATTCTTTCTCATCTTTCTTAAATAATTTACATCTCTACTAGGTGCATCATCAAAAGCTTGATACCAAACCGCATTACTATCTACTTTTAAACCATAGTCTTTTTTAAGTGTAGCAATATCGTACGAGCTATCTTTTAACATACCTTTTAGTTTTGTTTTGTCTGTATTATCTTTCATGTATCCGTAAATTCTTTCTATTTGTTTGTATGCAAGTGGTTGACCTTTACGTAAGTTTTCCCAGTCTTGTGCAGCATAGTGTAATTCTTGTTCTTTTGTTTTTTTAAATTTGTTTCTGTAATACAAACCATTTCTATACAACGTATCTTCTAATTCATTTAACATGTATTTAGTTCTAGCCATGATTAACCATTCACCTGAAGTCATATCTATTTGTTCGAAGTCATCATACCTAGATAGTGCCCCTTGATGTGTTTTTGGTTTCCAAGATTTGTCTATTCTATTTCTAACTTTATTTATTATGTTCATTGCAACATCATGAACCATCGCTGGTATTCTATGTGATTGTGTGAGCGGCATCATCAAACCTTTTTGTGCAATAAAAGAATCTACGTCTGCACCTGCCCATCTAAATATTGCTTGGTCATCGTCTCCTGCAATAAAAGAATCTGTTGTTTTATTCCAAATACTTTTTGCCATATCCCACTGCATTAACGATAGATCTTGTGCTTCATCTATAAATACTACATCAAACTTTGGTGACTTATCTGATTTAATAAAATGTAATATCATGTCATTAAAATCTATTAAATTATATTCTTTTTTGTATCGTTCTATTTCGTTTGCAATAATAGTTAACTTATCTCTTTCGAGATCACTATTGTGTTCTGCTAAATCAAACTGTTGTTCTGGTGTAATATTTCGTAACTTTGCGAGATTTATTATTCGTAAGTATTCACTATCAGATGTAAAAATACCATTGTGATCATCTTCAAATTTAGCGTAGTTTACAGGAAAACCTAATTTGTTCCCAAGATCAACGTAGTGCCTGCGCTGCATTACATCTTCTTTTTTTACTCCTAACTTTCTAAATGCTAGTGAGTGTAGTGTTCTAAAGTATGGTAGGTCATCTTCTGTAAGATTAAATTTTTTTATAGCTCTGTCTCTTGCTTCGTATGCAGCTTTCTGTGTAAAAGCAAAGTATCCAACTTTATCGGGATCTGTTTGTTTTAAATAATCATCTACTTTGTTTAACAATGTAGTTGTCTTTCCTGTTCCTGGTGGTCCTAATACTATTGTTTTCATAAAATATAATTTCTAAATATAAGATAAGCTGTCACCGCTGTAAAAAACAATAAATCCATGTAAGCTTCTTTTGGCCACATTAATATGGTTCCTCCTCTTTCAACTTCTTTTGTTTATACTCATCTGTCTTTTTGTCAAACTCCTTAACAACAAAAACTGATAATCTATCTTTTCCTATTCTTCTATTTTCACAACTACATTTTTCTTTTAATAATTGTGCGGTTCTAGAATAACCAAGATCCCATCTCCTACGCATTAAAAATTGATGATAAAATCTATCAAATACAAAATGGTGATAACCTTCGGATGTCCATACACCACCTTTTTTTAAATCATTTTTATCTGTTGACACCTGCCTATTTAAACAAAATTCTTCTAAGTGGTTTTGTAATTGATCCTCTGTTCGTAATCCTTCCGCAGGTTCTGTAACTTCTGCATTGTTTAATAATAAATTTGTTATAGTGACCCAATCTTTTTCTTTTAATGTTGGTGGTCTGTTTCTTAATTGTTTCATACATGCCTCCTGAAATAAACTTTGCTGTCTCAAGTATTTTACATTCTCTAAGTATAATCTTTCTCCGTCTACATTGAGATAGTAGTAAGGGTCCTCCAGGTCAATAACCTGAAGGTCAGTTAGCCCAGGAAACAATATATCCTGGCCAATACCATATTTTCTAGTTCGACATAATGTTTTATCACACATGCTACACATAGGTTGATCACTACATTTGTAGCCCCATTCTTTTTTATCATGCTGCGTAACAACTATTTGTACTTCTGAATCAGACAATGGCTTTTCCATTGCTGTTGCATTAAATAAAATTAATTTTGATTTCCATTCACCTGGCCATTTTTGTTTTGCATAGACACCATAATGAAACAATGCATTGTTTCTACCACCCTCACCTATTTTATTCATAGCTAATGTTTCAATACAAGGTGGTCCATCACTGTATTCTGATTTAGGTCTTTCTATTTCTAATTCCTGTAACATATCAGGATCCAAATAGTTTCCTGTATATAAATTAAAAAAATCATCCAGTGTAGCAGCTTCACCATTTTTTTTAAATGCGTACCTAACAGAATTTTTATAATTAAAATATGGTAAGTTTAAAAAATTTCCTGTATCATCTTTCGATTTTAATTCTGTTTGTTTTGGAAAAACTTCTGAACCGCCATATCCTAATACAGCTTTTATCTGAACTAATTTATCTCTCATCAATTTTGCTGATACATAATCTGATGTAAATAAAAATATATGTGCACCACCTGATTTTGACCTACACACAATCAATGGTAGTTTCATATTTTTTATTTTATCTATTAATTTTTTGTGATCAAAACCCGCGTAAGAATCTATATCTATACAACCCCATCTACATTTATTATCATCATTAATAGGTATGATACCTAAATTTTCTTCACCATTTAAATGTTTTTGCCAAAGATTATCTGTAACTGGTTGACGTTTTACAAATGATTTACCTTTTACTTTTGTGCCATTACCATTTGTATCTTCTACAATGGTGACACCGTGAGCACGGTCTAATCCTGCGAATATGCTTTTAAATTTTTCTATCATAACAATGCAAAGTGGGCGCTTCCCCTCTCGCTTCGGCGCCCACTACCTAGGATACGGTTAGTATGGTTGTTTGGAGTCTGCTTCCCCGTTACCATGCTTCGCCTCAACCTCACCTTTACCTACGCTGATCGCAAAGTTTTTTGCCATGTCATAGATATTTTTATCTGAGACTGGGCCAACTTTGGTTACGTCCCATCCAAACCATGTTCCTTTGTCGTTTGACATCTGAACGGTTTTTAGATTGTAAATGTGGCTGTATGTTGGCGGAGTAAAAAGTCCATTCTTACCCTGCATTTTGATACCCATCATCATTGAGTTCCATTTTCTGCTCACTTTTAATTGTGTGCCTTTCATAGAAATCAAAGCTGTTTGTGGTGTGCTGCCGACAGCTAACACAAAGTGTTGTGCAGTGTTATCTAAATAGTTACCGTTTGGTAATCTATCTTTGTAGTCTTTACCTCTAGTGGTTTGACTAATTATATCACTACTAGCTTCGTGAATTGCAACAGGTGCACCAGTGCTGGTACCTCTATCCTGCCACTCAATGTATTGTCTTTTATAATGACAAGGTACAATTTGTATCTCATCAAACAACTCATTGGTAACAGTGTTTATGATC